GAATCGGCAGATGGTGAGTTCTCTAGCGATGAGCTTGCCTACCTTATCCGCAACCGCCGCGCTAACTCTATTTGGGGTTACTCTCCAGTTGAGCGCGCTCTACCTATGGCAGATATTTACCTACGCCGTCAGCAATGGATTAAAGGCGAGTTCACAGATGGCGTAATGCCTAAGTCTTGGCTTGAACTCCCGAGTCAGCCAATCTCACACCTGAGCAGATTCGCTACTACGAGAATATCTACAACGATGAACTTTCAGGGCAGACCGAGCAGCGCAATCGTATGCGTATGCTTTTGCCGGGTGGCGTTCTCAAGTTTGAAGAAGGATACTCAGAAAAGTTTAATGATCGCCTAGATGATTACCTCATCACCTCAATTACAGGTCACTTTGGCGTACTTCCTACCGAGCTAGGGTTTTCTTCTAAGGGTGGCTTAGGCGCTTCAGGTCATCAGCAAGGCGAAGCAGAAGCCGCTGAAGCAATCGGTATCACGCCTACGGCTAAGTGGCTATCGCAGCAACTCTCAGCCCTTTCCTATCGCTGGCTTGGTATGCCACGCGAGCTTGAATTCCGCTTATCCTCAAGCGATGCTAACGATGACGAGGCATCAGCCAAACGCGATGACCTCAAGAAGCGTTCTGCCGGATTGACCGTAAATGAATGGCGCGATAACAACGGCTTGCCTCTTGTAGATACACCTGAAGCCGATATGCCATTCCTCGTAGCAGGTCAGTCNGTTTATATGTTCACACCTGAAGGCNTTGTTGCCGCTGGAACCTCACTCGATGAAANNGGCGTTCAGGATAACGAGCCAAGTGCTANAGAGGCTCCCGCTGAACCAGCGCAGGAAGAAGTTAAGAAGTTTATNCGNTGGGTNAATCGCGGAACCGCAACCCGCCCNTTTAACTTTGAACANNTAGANCACGCTTACGCTGAAGTTCTTAATAAGTTCATTGATGCNAAAGACCTTGACGGCGCTCGTTGGTACGCTGAACGCTATTTGGGGTTGTAATGGANTGGCATGGCGTAATTGTTCGCCTATCTGCTAAACACGCTACGCAAATNCGCAAAGGGTTTAGAAGCGCATTTAACGCTGACGATATTACCGAGGCGTTCTTTAACGCNTTTNTNGGTCACACCGAGGTCACAAATCAGCAAGCAAGGGATTGGGCGCGAGTNCATATNAACCCTAANAAGACTGCTCTTATCGCTTCCCTTACACCGCTTTACGCAGATGGTTGGGTTCTAGGTACTACCGCAGCAAAGGTTATGATAAATCAACGCCTTACAAAAGCGGTATCACCTGCAAATGTTGGCGTAGTTAATTGGGATACTTGGACACCCGGCAACCAAGCCGCCGCAACTCTTATCAAACCGCCCGGCGCTTTACAGGGATTATTAGATGCTCGCGGTATCACGATTAACGGCGTGACTAATACGAAGTTAGATCGCATTGGAACTGTATTAGGTAATGCTTTACAGTTAGGCATTACTCCTAAACAAGTTTCAGTTATGGTGGATCAAGTTATTAACGACCCTCAGCAAGCTCTAACGATTGCACAAACTGAAATGAGTAACGCCGTAGTTCAAGCCGAACTTGCTCAGTACGCAGATTCAGGCGTTGAGATGCTTGAGTGGTTAGTTGCCGATCCTTGCGATGAGTGCCAAGAAAACCTTGATGCTTCCCCTATTTCCATTGATGCCGATTGGCCTAATGGAGATGCCCCGGTTCACCCAAACTGTATGTGCGATATAGCCCCTTACATTTCAGACACCTCAAACCTCTAGGAGAAATAAATGGCACTAATCCAAACCAATAACACAGTAGGAACAACTGCTCAGGTTGTCTTTACTGTTCCAGCAGGAAACCGCCAAAATGTTCCTGTTTATATTGACAACCTTGATACCGCTGCTATTTGGATTGGTGATGCTGGTATTACTTCATCAGGCGCAACTCAAGGAATTAAAATTGCCGCAAATGCAAGCCGTCAGCTTTGGTGCAATAGCTCAGATCAGATTTACGCCATATCTGCTGCTGGTACTGGCGCAGGACTTGTAGTAGTAACCGCATCGGTCTAAGGAGATACACATGGAAAGAGACTTCACTACCGCGTATGCCTCGATTCTCAAGTATGACGAGAACGAAGATGGAACGCTTATGGTCTATGGCAACGCCACAGATGACTCACTAGACCTAGATCAGCAAATTTGCGATCCTGCATGGCTTGAAAAGGCTATGCCAGATTGGTTCACATCAGGTGGAAATATCCGTGAGATGCACGGCCCTAACGCGGCGGGAGTTGCCAAAGAATATGAGAATAAGAACGGCAAGCATATTATTGGTGTCCATGTTGTTGATCCATTGGCAGTTAAAAAGGTTAAGACTCAAGTTTATCGCGGATTCTCAGTAGGCATTAAAGCCCCCCGCGTAGTGCGCGACAACAAAGCCGCAAATGGTCGAATCATTGACGGCTCAATCATTGAAGTTTCTCTTGTAGATCGCCCTGCTAATCCAAACGCTAAGTTAATTTTGGCTAAGTCGGTTGATGGAGAAAGTTCACTTGTTCAGGTTGAAGAGATGCACGATTTCAAAGCGCCTCTACCAACGCAGGTGTTCAAGAATATCAAGACCGAGAAAGGGTCAAAGATGGAAACAATTAAGCAGATCACGGAATTGGCTAAGTCTTTGACAACCGACACCGTGAAGTTTGACCAAGTAGCCTTTGATGCTGCTCGCCGCGCAGTTGCGGCACTTATCGTAGCTGAAGCCTCAGAAATGGGCGAAGGCTCAGATGAAAACTACTCACTATCACAACTCATTGAAGTCGCTAACCACCTTATTGCTTGGTATCAAGGCGAAGTTCAAGAAGGAGAAGCAGAACCTATGTCAGATATTGAACTCTCTGCCGAGGCAGAAACAGTTAAGGAAGCAGATTCAACCATTGGTTGCGATTGCGCTGGTTGCAAAGCCTGTAAGGGTTGCGATTCAAAGATGTGTGCTGGTCACATAGACGCAATGAAAGAAAAGTCTGCTAACGCTAAGTGCCTAGAGTGCGGTTGCGATACACCGGGCGAAGCACATGGTCGCACAGATGTAACCACCGCTGAGATGATTGATCTTGGCGCTGAAAAGTCTGCCGAGGCAGATGCAACTGTTGATGTTACTGCCGTTATCGCAGAAGCAATCGCAGAACAGACACCTGAAGTTTCTGAGGGTCAAACCTCAGATTACAGCGAGATTGATCTCGCCGTAGAAAAAGCCGTTAAGAGTGCTATGGAAAAGTTTGAAGCAGAGAAAGCTGCTCTAGTTGCCGAAAAAGAGTCGGCAGTAGAAAAGTCTTTGAGTCTTGAAACCGAACTAGCAACGGCACTAGAAAAAACCGTTGCAGGTGGGCCAAAGCGCACCGCAACAAAACTATCAACGGAAACTCAGAACGCGCATATCACCAAGGCCTTGCAGTTCAAGGCTAAGGCAGATGCTTCGACTGATCCAATCCTCGCTCGCGGATACCTAGAAATGGCTGACGATGAATTCAAAGCCGCTGGTATCAAAGAGCAAACACTCTAAACGAAAAGGAAAATAATGCCTAACGCACAAGAAATGTTTGGCGAAACATCGCCAAAGGACTTGGCTGCCAAGAACGAGGCTTTTGAGACCGCTCTTAAGGGAGCAGTTGCAAACCCTAACCTTGACCCAATGTTCAAGCAGAAAGTAGATGCTGGACTTCCACAGGCTTTTGCTAAGAAGTCACTATCCGCTGACGGAGTTGCTGCTCTTAATGATGCACTCGCAACTTCAACCGCCGATATCGCTAAAGATATCAGCCTTACATCACCACTTAACTCATCCTTNGCNGCCTTCGATCTCGAAGCACCTGCTAAGTACCTCGTACCAGTTCCAACACCATTGCGTAACAAGCTCCCACGCACAAAGGGTGTCGGTACTGCTCACCGCATCAAGCGCATCACCGGATTCTCAAACGCCATCACAGGCGCAGCGAACATCCACCCGGGTATCACAGAAACCACGCAGAATAACTTTGCGGTCAATGGTTCTGCTAACCCACTTTACCTAAANCGTGGCCCAAAGATCAGCTACACCGCTGATGATAAAATCTTTGCTTATTCTTCATTCGGTCTAAGCGATGATGTTACATTNGATGCTCAGTATTCAGGTCTTGGCTACCAAGATTTGATCGCTACATCTGCTCGCACCCTTCTTTACTCAACAATGCTTGCTGAGGAAAAGATGCTCCTTATGGGTCGCGGAACTTCAGGCAACGGATTCGCTGGCGCTCTCGCAGCACCAACAATCACATTGACTGCTCGTACTGCCGTAACAGGTGAAACACCTCTTGCTAANGCAACTTACTATGTATATGCAACTTCTGATGCAGGTGCATTTGGTGAGTCTGTAGCCTCAACAGTAGTATCACAGGCATCATCAACTCAGGTTATTGATGTTAAGGTATCTGCTCCAATTTCAGGCGCACTTGGATACAAGGTCTACGCAGGAACAACAACTGGTAACGCTAACGCGTTCTATCAGGGTCGCTCTGCAACAACAACTTTCACCCTTCAGGGAACTGTTGCCGTTGCTGGCGCTACTGCTCCTACCGCTGATACTTCAGCATACGGCGCTGGTTATGACGGAATCCTTGCTTATGTTCTTGGCGCTCAATCAGGTTACAACAACAACATCAACACAACATTCTCAACAAGCAATCCGGGCGTAGAGTTCCAGACTGCTTTTGCTGCAATGTACGCTAACAACCTTGCTAACCCAGATGAGATTTTCCTCAATGGCGCAGATCGCAAGCAGTTGTCAGACTCAATCAAGAATGGCTCAACTGCCAACTACCGTCTAAACCTCTCTCAGAACGATTCAGGGGATTATGTCGGCGGCGCAGTTATCGGCGCACTCCANAACGAAGTTACAGGTAAGCTCGTAGACCTTACAGTTCACCCATACCTTCCACANGGCGTTGCTCCAATCCTTTCNTATGTCCTTCCATTCGAGAACTCAGAAGTTTCAAACCTCTGGGCTGCCGTGAATGTTCAGGATTACACATACCTCAACTGGCCTAAGATCCAGTTGCAGAACGAAGCATCAACCTACTANCGCGGAACATTNGTATCCTATGGCCCATCATGGTCAGGTGCAGTTTCAGGTATCAAGGCTGCTTAGTATCACAACGATTGAGAGCGCATCGAAAGGTGCGCTCTCTCTCACAAGAGAGGGCAAATTATGACAAAAATGATTCCACCAAAAGGCATGACCAGTATTTCAGTTGATACTCGTCACGGAAAGAAAAGTAAGTTTGTTGGCAAAGATGGGTTACTTGATATTAAAGACCCTAAATTGGTTAAGAAACTTAAAGAAGAAGGCTTAGGCGTAGCGAGCGCAAGCGGCGTTATCCAAAATATTTCATCAGTTGGTTTTCCTTGTAAGGCTTGCGGGTTC